ATGAATTTAGTAAGAGTAAAAAATAATGATATAAAAGTAATAGAAAGACATCCTGTAAAAGTTCTTGGAAATGATTATAGAGTAAAAATAGTATATAAAAATGTTAAAATTGCTATGCTAGATGTTGAAGATGACACAATAAAATTAACACTTCAAAACAAATATAAAAAGATGAACAATACACAAATGTTGGATTTAGCAATAGAAAAAATGTATGAATCAATAGCCAAAGTTGAAATAGAAAGAGCTATGGAAAAAACAAGAATAATGTTAGGATTTGCTCCTGAAGATTATAAAATAGAAAAATTAAAAAATGATTTTGGAAAATGCGATGGTAAAAATATTATAATAGATCCAACAGTTGTAATGTATAAAAGAGAGATAATTGATTATATAGTTTTACATCAATATTGTCATTTAAAATATAAAACACATGCAAAGGGTTTTTATAAAATGTTAGAAAAATATTGTCCAAATTATGAAAAATACGAAAAAGTCTTGAATTTTTAAATTATACTGTTATAATATAAAAGGTATATAATTTATCTTTTATATTGGGGTATCGCCAAGCGGTAAGGCATCGGACTCTGACTCCGACATTCCTGTGTTCGAATCACAGTACCCCAGCCAGTAATATCAAGACTTTCATTAATTTGAGAGCCTTTTATTTTATTTCAAAATGTACATACTTGTCCAAAACTTGTCCATACACTAAGTATAATATAGTATAAAATAGAAAAAGATAAGTTGTCGACTTATCTTAAATAAAAAAGAGGGGTATATATTTCATCAACTTTATCTGCTATTTCTTTTTTTCCTTCTGTGTAATTATGTGTATAATGCATAGTTGTTTCAATATCTGAATGTCCAGCACTATCTCGTACATCTGTTAGATATGCACCATTTGCTAATAATGCACTTATATTTAGATGCCTTAGCTTATGTAGTGTAATATATGGAAAATTAAATTTTTCGCCTTTTTGTTTTGCTATTTCAGTTTGCTCTGTTATGAATTTATCAAATACTTGTTTAAATTTCACTGTAATATAATCAACTCTGATAGGTTTTCCATCATCCATAACACAGAGAAATTTGGATTCAATATATTTATTTCCCAATATTTCTCTATTTTTTTGTTGTCTTTTTTCATCTGCATCTAATACATTTAACATTATTTTAGGAATATATAAGTTTCTAGTTGAAGTTTTATTTTTGTTTCTTTTTTTGTATATAGTTTGTTTTCCACATCTTACACGAGAAGCATTTATAGTGAGTTTCATATGTTCTTTATCTACTTTGTTTTTTAATAGTCCTGCGATTTCGCTTCTTCTTAAAGACATAAATGTTGCTAAACAGACTGGAACCATCATACAAGTATTCATAAATAGATTTAAGACTTGAATTGCTTGTTCTGGTGTAATAAATTCTTCATCCTCATATAGTTCGTCATCTTCAAAATCTTCAATATTATCAACTACGGTATCTCGCATTTTTTCTTCTTCTGTTTTTGGAATAACCGTATTTAGACAAATATTACGTGAAATCTTTTTATTATTCATAAAATATGTAAATATGCCTGATATTTGGGCTTTGTGATGCTCTATTGATGAATAAGATAAATTTTTCTTTTGTTTTTTCTTGCCTGTTTTTGTTGTTTCAAATTCATTAGACAAATCAAATCTCAAATATTTATAGTAATCATTAATAATGTCAATACCTTTTGTACTACTAATAATTTTAAAAGGAATATGGCCTAAACAAGGCTTTAAGTATTTTTCATTAATTAATTTATACCCAGCAGCGGTATTGGGTTCACAGTTATTTGATACATAATTTTCCATCCATTCGTCTATCGCTTCTGAAAAAGTTATGTCAGGTATGTTAATAAATGTATTATTATTTATTTCTGTTTGTACTTTGGCTTTGTAGTTTTCTGCATCTGGCTTTTTGATAAATGTTTCGAGAGGTTCTCTTTTTCGTTTACCGTTAACAATTCCATAGTCGATAAAGACGGTGTAACTTTTTCCTTTCTTTAATTTATTTGTTCTAATACTTACTTTCATAATAAAAATACCTCCAATTTTCTTTAATTTATTTTTAATAAACTATTGAAAAGTGAAGGTATTTTCTGTATAATATTAATACATTCACTTTTAATAGTGTTGTAGGGAATAAATGTATCGGGTTGTGGTGATTTGATTACATCTATTCCTTTTTTATTTATATTAAACTAATACGCCGTATTTTTCAACATAGAAGTTAATACATTCTATCATATATTTACAGTCTACATTGAAGTAGTCTGCTAACTCGTACAAATTAAAACCTTGTGTGAGTTTTTCTTTTAATTTTTGAAGCGGAACTAAAACAGAGTAGGCCCACTTCATTGCTCTATATTCACATTTTTTCTTTTGTACATTATCAGAATCAAGATAATATAAAGCATTTGTATAGTAATGTCCAAGTTCTTCGGCTAAAATTTCTTTCTCTTCAATACTATTATTTATTTGTTTATTATCTAAAGCAATATAATAGTTATTATCGATTTCAAATATTCTAGCTTTAGTATTTGTCCATTTATAATCTAAAATGTCTATTTTTTCATTCTCAGCGATTTTATACATATCTAAAGTATTCATAATAAAACCCCTTATTTTTTTTCGTTTTTCTTTTTATTTTTTATAAATTCGACAAATCTATTTATTTCTTCAATATCATTTTCATCAAGACCTTCTGTATTAATACCATTATGATTTGCATAACGAAAATCGTTATTAGTATTTTCTTTTTCCATAGGAACATCTAAACCCATTAGCCAACCTTCACTTACATTTAAGGCACTTGCTAATTTAAAAATACTTTTTTGTTTAGCTTCATATAAACCAGAAAGGTATTGACTTATTGCTGATTTAGGAATATGCGCTTTTTCTGAAAGTTCAGTAGCTTTAATATTTCTTATATTCATAGCTTTTTGTAATCTAATACTAAAATCTTCTTTCATAATAACCTCCATAAGCGTATTATAGTTCATTTTTATGAAAAAAGCAATAAAAATTATAAAAAAAATTAAGAAAATTGAATTTTTTTATAAAAAAGTATTGACAATAAAAAAAGTAAATGATATTATAATCGTAATTCAGAAAACTGAAAAAGGAGGCGAAGAAAATGCAAGAGGAAGAAATAATATTTGACTTTAGCAAATTAAGAGGAAGAATTAAAGAAATATATGGAACACAAACAGCTTTTGCAACAGCAATGCTTATGAATGAGGCAACACTTAGTAATAAACTAAACAACAATGTAGAGTTTTCTCCAAAAGAAATATATAGAGCATGCGTATTACTATGTATTGATTTAAAAAAAGAACTAACATTATATTTTTTTACACCAAAAGTTCAGAAAACTGAAACAAAATAACCACAACCCGATACTAAAAAGAAAGAAGGTGAGAATATGGAAGAAATAAAATCAAGATATTATACAGTACAACAAATTAAACAACTAGAAGGATGCGGAAAAGATAAGGCTTATGAAATAGCGAATGAATTACCGCATGAAAACAGAGGAAAAAAAATATATGTATTTGCAGAAGATTATGACAATTATTATCAACAAAAAAGAGAAAGAGCACTTGAAGAAAAAGGAATGCTAAATAAAAGAAAATCTAATATTTATCAGATTAGAAAATTTAGTTAGAAAGAAGGTGAAAACAAATGAAAAGAAGTTGGAAAAATTTTAGAATAGACAAAAGCAAAGTCTATATGAGATTAGGACAAGCAGTAGCATATACATCAATGTGGTTAGCAGGAGTAACATTTTGTTACTGGATGTTCTTACAGGGAATGACATACTAGGAGGAAAAGATGACAAAAAAACGTGAAAAAGAATTAAAAAAATATGGAATAAGTAATCATGAAATTAAAGAAGCAAAAGAACAAAATAAAAAAGAAAAAGTATTACTTATGATAGCAATACTTAATTGGTTAAATGCAATATTAATGTTGATTATTTTATTATTTGATTTCTAAAGTCTTTATCTATTTTAAAATTAAATTTAAATTTTTTGGATTTTGGAACTGCATTAATAATGATGAAAAGCAAAATGCACTTAAGGAACTGGCTAGACAAATAATTTAAGAAAGGAAGTGAAAACAAATGAATGAAACAAAAATATTAGAGTTTTTTGAAGGTTCAATGTGCTTTTTAAAAAAAGAAAATGCATCAAAATTAGCTAACATTGTAAACGAATTAGATAAATTAACTTATAATGATGCATTAAACTTGTTAGAAAATGCAAAGTTTGTACTTAACAATTCTAAGATTAGTTTGTGTTAGGCAAAGTTTTTTTAATAATTTTTTTGGCGTGTAAATAATAGGTTAATAAATCAGAGACCATTAGGTTAAAACCATTAGTATTTAATCTGTACTTATCGGTATTAAATTGAATTTGATATTTAGCAGAAGTTAATGCTAAATCATGTATCTCATTATCAGACATAATAATCACCACCTTTCGACAAAATTATAACATAGGTGGAAAATAAATCAAAGGAGGAAAACAAATGAAAAGAAAAGAAAAAGTATATGCATTTATAGGAAGAACAGTAGTATATAGCAGTTTATACATGGCAGCAATAGCGGGTACAGTATGGGCATTTTGTCAAAATACGATTTATTAGGGGGAAAAATGAGAATATTTTTAATAATAATTATACTTGCTTATATTTTATATTCTATTAGAGAAATAATAGAAAATATAAAAAATATAAACAAGTATAGAAAAAAATCAAGAAATTTTAGACTTTAGCATTTCAATTTTTTCATTGTTTATATTTACAGAATTTCTTATTTCAGTATTTTCTGTTTTTAAATCAGAGATTGACTGACCAAGATTATCAACGTTTATATCAATTAATTGATAAACTTTATTAAGATATTCTGCCTGATAGTAGAACATATAGTATTGAGTATATAAAACAATAACATCAATTAATAAAATTAAAGAAAATATAATTAATGAAATAATAATTTTAGTTTTTAAATCTAAAAAGTTAAAACCAAATACTGTAATGCAATTAGCAATTATTATTGCTAAAAATGAAATTATTAAAGATTTATTAGGCTTTTTTAAAGTAACAAATGATTCTTTAGGAATTTTCAAAGTTTGCATTATAATTACACCTCTCTTTCGAGGGTATTATACAATAATTTACAAAATTTTACAAGAAAGGAGTACAAAAGATGGACAAGTTAGATAAGTGTTATTACTGGCACATAATTACTTTAGCAAAATTAAAATTAAAAGGAAAGGAGTGTAAGAAATGTTTAAGAAGATAAAAGAATTACAAAGTTTAGTTGATGAAAGTAGAAAAGCTTTAAAAGAAGCAGAAAGAAAAGTAGAAAGACTAGAAATAAGTCAAAAAAGTTTGAGAGCAGAAATAGAAGATGAGCATTTAGAAAATTATAAACATCATAGAAAGTTATTAGCAATAGAAAAACTCTTACAAGAACAAGATTACAACAATACAGAAAATCTAAAAAATAAAATAAGAACTATATTAAATAAAAAAGAACTAGTAGACCTACTAAAATCAAACTAGTTCATAGACACTTAAATAAACGAATCTATTTATATATTAGCACAAATAAATAGAAATGTCAAAGGAGAATTAAAAATGTTAGAAAACAGGATGATAGAAGAAGATTATATAGAAACAAACAATGATTATGACAGTTATTTAGAATATTTACTAGAAAAGAATGATGAAAATTATGATGATGAAATATATGGAAGGGTAAGTGAAGAATAATGCAAGATTTAAGTTTATATCAAATAACAAATGCATTTCCAATGTTGATAGCACAGGAAGAAATGACAGAAGAAGATAAAAAGAAAGTAGAAAAAGAATTAATAGAATTATTGCAACAAAAAAGCCAAAATTTAATTGGCTATACAAGAAATATAGAATTAACTATTGAAGCAATGAAAAACGAAGAAAAACGAATTTCAGAGCAAAGAAAGACATTAGAAAATAGACTTACAAAATTTAAGGAATATGTAAAAGAATGTATGGAACAAGGTGGATTTACAAAACTAGAAACACCACTTGGAACATTAAGCATAGCAAAGAATCCACCTAGTGTAGAAATCATAAACGAAGATGAAATTCCTAGCGAATACAAAACAGAAATTATAACAGTTAAAGTAGATAAAACAGCAATAAAAAATAATTTTACTAAAACAGGAGAAATACCAGCAGGAGTTAATATAAATACACAAAATACAAGTTTAAGAATAAAGTAGGGGGTAATTATGGATTATTTAGATTTAAAAGAAAATAAAGAGGGAGAATACTATGGAAATTAAAGAAATGAATATATTTGAAAAGCTTTCTAATATAACAAATGAAATTTCTAGTGTCAATAAAAACTTGACTGTTGGACAAGGTAAAAGTGCTTATAAAGCTGTAGGAGAAGCAGATATTTTAAAGGCAGTTAAAGAATTAGAATTTAAATATAGAGTTTATAGTTATCCAGTAAATAGAGAAGTATTAGAAAGCACAATGTATACTACTACAAATGAATACGGAGAAAAAAACAATATTTTTAGTAGGATAAAAACTACGTATAGATTTGTAAATATCGATAAGACAGAAGAATATATAGAAACAATAACATTTGCAGAAGGAATAGATACGCAAGATAAAGGGTCAGGGAAAGCGATGACATATGCAGATAAATATGCTTTGATGAAGTCTTATAAGATAATAACAGGAGAAGATCCTGACCAGAATCCAAGTGAAGTTGGTTACAAAAAGAAACAGGCACCAACAAGAGTATCTAACAATAAAATTACAGATGTAGAAGCAAAGTCAATATATGCGCTTATGATAAGAAAAGGATTTGATGTTGGACCAGTTTTAGAAAAGAATTATGGAATAACTTACACAACAGATTTAACAAAAGAACAATACATATCAATATTAAATAAATGCAACACAATGCCAGATAAGAAGTAGGTGGTTAAATGCAAACTACAGGAACATTAGAAGAAATAAACATAGATTATAAGACTGGAAAACCAAAAATAAGCTTTCTAATTGATGGAAAGGACAAGTTATCAGATATAGAACAACTAAAAGGTTTAAAACTTAAAATAGATGCAAAGAAATACATAAAAAAAAGAACAACTAATGCAAATAATTATTTTTGGAAACTTTTGCAAGAATTATGTGATTTATCAGAAATAGATACTATAGAGGAATACAAAAGAAGGGTAAAAGAATTAGGAATATTTAGAAGATTTAGAATAGAGACAGAGAATATCAAGACATTTGAAAAAATGTGGGTAGCACAAGGAATTGCTTGGTTCTGTGAGATAGCTGATACAACATATATAGGAAATACAGAATTTAAAATAATAAATGCATATTACGGTTCAAGTTCTTTTAATTCAAAACAAATGTCCAGATTAATAGATGGTGTAGTTCAAGATTGTAAGGCTTATGGAATAGAAACCAAATCAGATGCAGAAATAGAAAGTTTATTGAAAGAGTGGGACAAGAAATGAAACGATATTCAATATTAAATAATTTAGATAAATGTTTCTTTTGTGGTAAACCAGCAGAATGTATTCATGAAGTTTATTTTGGTTCAGCCAATAGGCAAATTTCAATTGAGAATGGATTTTGCACTGGTCTATGTCATAAAGAACATAATATGTCAAACAACTCTGTACATTACAATAGAGACATGGATTTAGAGTTAAAAAAAGCATATCAAAAAGAATATGAAAAAACTCATACAAGAGAAGAATTTATAAAATTAATAGGAAAAAGTTATTTATAAGACAACAGGGGCTAGACAGTAAACTAGCCCTTTATTATACGAAAGGAGAAGATATGGAAGGCTGGATAAGAATTTATAGACAAATTAAAAATAGTTGGATTTGGAAAGATAAAGAGCCTTTCGATAAACGAAGTGCTTGGATTGATTTATTATTATCAGTTAATCATAAGAGCAAAAAAATACCTTTTGAAAACGGTTTTATTGAAATAGAAAGAGGACAAACTTTAACATCAATAAAACAATTAGCAGAAAGGTGGAGATGGTCAAGACATAAAGTAAGTGATTATTTAAACCAACTAGAGCAGGACACTATGATAGTACAAGTTAGGGACACAAGAAAAACTCTTATAAGTATTGTAAATTACAGTAAATATCAACCTATATTAGAAAAAAAGGACATACTTGAGGACATAGTTCGGGACAGACTTGGGACATACTAGGGACACAAACAATAATGATAATAATATTTATTTATATTTATTTAATAAATATAGCGAGCAAATCAAAGCAGAAAATGCAAGAAAAAAAATTTCAATAATATCAGATTGTAAAAATAGTAAAGAGTATTATTTATTAACAGATGAAGAACAAGACCAATTATTTATAGATTTAATGAGTATAGATAAAAGATTTAAGTAGAGGAAGTGATAAACAAATGATTACAACAGAAACAAGGCAAATGAGTTTTAATGACATACAAGATAAAACAAATATAAGATATATACAAATCTTAAATAGATTAGACAAGCCTAAAACAGCAAAGGAATTAGCAGTAGAATTATTTGATTTAGGATTTATACCAAGCACAGAAAGAAATTATACAGCACCAAGGCTAACAGAATTAGAGAAAATGGGATATATAAAAGCAGTAGATAAAAAGAAATGTGAATACACAGGCAAAACAGTAGCAATATATGAGAGAACACAAGCAGGATTTGAAGTAATAAATTATCAGCATATTCCACGAATAGATTAAGGGGGAAGTTATGGACAGAGAACAAATACTAGAAAGAATAAGAATAGAAATAGAAGCTTGTAAGAAAAATTCAATAGAACATATAGAAAAAGAAGAAATGGTGCCAGCAACAGAATATTTATTAACTATGAGAGATTTAAAAACACAAGAATTAATATTAAAAAAGCAGGAGCAACAAAATGAAGTATAATTATCCACCGATAGAACGGTAAATGCATAAAGTGTGGCCGGTTGTATGAGATTAGAAGATATAAATTTTAAAGGTACAAACGATTGCGAGTATGCAGAAAAAATAGAAAATAAAACAATTTTAGGAACACAGGAGAAAATAGAGATATGAACAAATACAGAAATAAAAAAGTAATAGTAGATGACTACATCTTTGATAGTATCCAAGAAAGCAAAAGATATAAAGAACTAAAACTATTATTAAAAGCAGGCAAAATAAGTGATTTACAATTACAACCAAGATTTTTACTACAAGATAGTTTTAAGAAAAATGGTAAAACTTTTAGGAAAATCGAATATATAGCGGATTTTCAATATATAGAAAATGGCAAAACAATAGTAGAAGATGTAAAAGGAATACAGACAGATGTATTCAAATTAAAGCATAAAATATTTGAAAAAGTTTATCCAAATTTGGAACTAAGAATAATTAAATGAGAGGAATATAAAAGATGAATAAAAAATGTAAGATAGAATTATATAATGACCACTTTGAAAATGCTAAAAGATATGGAATACCACACGCGCAATTAATTATTGCAGATATACCATACAATTTAGGAAATAATGCATATGCAAGTAATCCAAGTTGGTACATAGACGGAGACAACAAAAAGGGAGAAAGTAAACTTGCTGGAAAAAGTTTTTTTGATACAGACAATGATTTTAAAATAAATAATTTCTTTGATTTCTGTACTAGGTATTTAAAAAAAGAACCAAAAGAAAAAGGACAAGCACCAGCAATGATAGTATTTTGTGCTTTTGAGCAAATACAAATGGTAATAGACGAAGCAAAAAAACACGGATTAATGAAAAGTTACCCATTAGTATTTGTAAAAAATTATTCTGCATCAGTATTAAAAGCAAATATGAGAATAGTAGGAGCAACTGAATATGCAGTAGTGCTTTATAGAGACAAATTACCTAAATTTAATAATGGTAAAACAGATGAACAAAAAGGAAAAATGATATTCAATTGGTTTGAATGGAAAAGAGATAGTTCAAAGCAATACCCTAAAATACATCCAACGCAAAAACCAATAGGTATATTAAAGAGACTAATTGAAATATTTACAGATGAAGGGGATGTAGTAATAGATCCAGTAGCTCGGAAGTGCTTCAACTTTAAGGGCTTGTGCAGAATTAGGTAGAAATGCTTATGGATTTGAAATAAAAAAAGATTTCTATAATCAAGCAAAAGAAAAGATGATAAGTGAGGATATTTTAAATGGAATTATGGAAGATGGACAAGTAACATTTGAGGCCCTTATGTGAAGAAAATAAAAGAAGAGATTTAGACAATGTATGCTTTGCTAAGAAGTTTATATTAGACAGTATGGTAAAAACGGGTAAATTAAAAGATGACAACAGAAATTTTGTAAAAGGATTTAGAGATGATTTTGAGTACGGAAAGTCAAGTAAAGTTATTTTGGAAATAGAAGAAATTAAATGAAAGGAACATAAGAGATGAAAGGATATAAAGGATTTAATAAAGATATGACATGTAGAGGAATGCAATATGAAGAAGGAAAAATATATAAAATGGAAGAGGAACCAAAGTGTTGTAAAAGAGGATATCATTTTTGTGAAAATCCTATTGATTGTTTAGGTTATTATAGCCCTAATGAAAGTATATATAGGCAAGTTGAAGCAACAGGAAAAATAAGCAAAGATGAAGATACTTCTGATACAAAAATAGCTACTAATGAAATTAAAATAGGTGCAAAAATAGATTTTCAAACAATGGTAAAAATGGCAATAGAATTTACATATAAACATTGTACTAAAAAAGGAAAAGGTAATAACAAAAGGAGTGACAATTCAGTAGCAAGTAACACAGGATACAAATCAGTAGCAAGTAACACAGGAAACTATTCAGTAGCAAGTAACACAGGAGACTATTCAGTAGCAAGTAACACAGGAAACTATTCAGTAGCAAGTAACACAGGAAACTATTCAGTAGCAAGTAACACAGGAGACAATTCAGTAGCAAGTAACACAGGAAACTATTCAGTAGCAAGTAACACAGGAAACTATTCAGTAGCAAGTAACACAGGAGACAATTCAGTAGCAAGTAATTTAGGACAAAAAAGTATATCAAGCTGTTTAGGTGTAAGAGGACAAGCTTCAGGTAAAAAAGGAACATGGCTAGTAGTAGCAGAATGGATACAAGATGAAGACTGGAATTGGGAAGTAAAAGAGGTAAAAACAGTAAAAGTTGATGGAAAAAAAATAAAAGAAGATACATATTATACTCTTGAACATGGAGAATTTGTAGAAAAAGGAAGTGCATCGGATGATAACGATTAAACAGGAAAATATATTAGATTGTACAGAAAATATAATAGTTCATCAAGTAAACGTACAAGGAATAATGCGGAGGTGGAGTTGCTAGACAACTCGCCGACCGTTATAAAGGATTAGAAAATTTTTATTCATTACATTGCAAGGAATTGGATAATAATTATGATTTATTAAGTGGAACAGTATTATTTTATGGAGATTATGAAAAAACAATAGCAAATATGTTTAGTCAAAAGTCAAACTTTGATACAGATTATATAGCAATGGAAAAAAGCTTAAGATATATAAGAATGTGGGCGGAAAATAATAATTTAAGTATAGCAATACCTTATGGAATAGGTTGTAGTATAGCAAATGGAGATTGGAATAAGGTTTATAAAATTATAGAAAAAGTATTTGAAGATTATGATGTTACTTTATATAAATTAGGAGGAGAATAGATATGTTAAAAATAAGAGATGATGTAGATTTAAAAGAACTTGAAAAATACGGATTTGAATTAAACAGTAAAGGACAATATGTTAAGCCTAACACTTTAATATTTAAAAATAGAAAAATAAGTGGAAGAAGTAGAAATAGTGGTTGGTCTAAGTTGTATATTGCTTATGAATTATACGATTTAATCAAAGCAAATTTAGTGGTAAAGGAGTAAAGAAGATATGGAAAAATATAATTTAAAAAATAAAACAGATATAAAAATGCACAATGTATTATTTGCAACAACAAGTGAAAGAGATTATGAGATGGAAAGGTTATTATTGCTAGAAGATATGCCTGATACAGAATATAATGAATTTGTTTTAGTAGAAGGATATCATTGTAGTTGTTATGATTTTGATGAGACTAACTGGGATTGCACAAAATTAACTAAAGATGAATTAAATAAATTGCTAGAAAAAACAGAAGAGTGGGAGACAGTAAGAAAAGAATTAAAAGAATTTTTATCAAGGTATTAGAGAGGAGTAAATAAGATATGAGTATAAGTGTAGATTTATATAAATTAAATTATAAAGGTTTTGTTGATAAATTAATGGAAAATCCAAAAATAAATAATAGAGAATTATTGGAAAAAATAATATTAGAATTTGGAAACAAAGTTGGCGAAGACTTAATTATATTAGAAAATGAATTTTGGGAAGATGTAATATGTACATGGAATATGTTTACAATGATACAAGAAATATTTGAATTAGAAGATGATGAATATATAAGTGATGTTTTTTATGAATTACGAAAAAATTTAATAAGTTACAAAGAAATAGATGATGCATATGAAAATTTAGGACTAGAGAGGAGTGATACATAGTGAAAGAAAAGACAGCAGATGGAGTTATATTAACACCGATATATAAAGGTGAAATATATAAATATCATGAATGTTCAAATTGTAAAAAAGAAATATATTTTGAAGAAGACATATTTCAACCATTTCATTTTGAAGAAAACATAAAATATTGTCCATTTTGTGGAAAAGAAGTAATTAGATATTCAGAACCTAAATTTATAGTAGAAATAAATTGGAATTGGTTAGATGAATACAAAACTGTTGTGGAAAAAATGTATAAAGAATTAGAATATAAAATTTATTGCAAATTAGATAAAGAACAAATAGATGAATTAAAGGAAAAATCTGAAAGAGGAATTGAATATTTTGGACGAGATAAATGGTCTTTCCCATATAGTAACGGAACGATATGCGAAATAATTCACCAAATAACAACAACTAAATTACATTATACAGAAAAAAGAAAACTAGAAAAAGAGTTTGGAGGTGTTTTAAGTGAAAGAAAATTTTGAAAATAAAGCAAAAGATATAGACAGAATAAAAGCAATTAATGAGAGAATATTAGAGTTACAAGAACTACTAGAAGGGAGAAAATAAAATGAAATATAAAGGATATGAACTGCTAAAAGCAATAGCAGATGGAGAGATAAAAGACGGAACAAAATTTAAATGTTTAAATGAAAAGCCTATGGAATATTATCCAGATAGTAATATATATAGATATGAACATGGTAATTTTTTAGGAAGATTTGGTGGATTTAATATATTAAGTATAGTAAATAAAGATTTTGAAATAGTACAAAAACAAGATGAAATAGATATAGATAGTATAGGAGAATTAAAGGCAGTTACTAACAATATAGATGGAACTGTTTGCATAATGAATAAAATAAATGAATTAGTACAAGCAGTAAAACAAATAAACAAAGAAGTAAAAAAGTTGAAGGAGGACAAATAAAATGTGTAAATATTGTGAAAAAAACATAAGTATTAAAGTAAAAGAACCACTAGGAATAGGTATACATTATCCTAATAGATTAATAGTAAGAGGAGTAGATAAAAATGGATGGGATACTAGCATCGACATAAAAATAAATTATTGTCCTGAATGTGGCAGAAAATTGAAGGAGGACTAACATATGACAAAAGAACAAGCAATTGAAAAAGTAAATAAAATAATAACAACAAAATTTAATAATGATTATTCAATAGACAATGTAGATAAAGAAGCAATAGAAATAATTTTATCTATGCTAGAAGAAAAAGACAAAATAATAAGTTTAATGTTAGAAAAATTTGCAGATATTGATTTTGATGATATGTGTTTAGATTGTGAATGTTGTGTAGGCAATGGTTGCATTAAAGAAGAAAGAGATTTATATGAGAACTGCATCAAACAATATTTTGAAAATAAATCAAAAGAAGCGGAGTGATACAAATGACTAAAACAATAAAAAATCTATTAAAAGCAAAAGAATTAATAGAGAAAAAGATAAATTTAAACAATAATTTATTAGAGACAATAAAAGTATTAAGGCAAGATGAAAATAACCTAAAAGACGAGAATGATGCTTATGAGATAGCATTAAAACTAATTAAGAAAAGGCTAAAAGAAGAATATAGAAGGTAGGAATACAAATGAATATATATGGAATATACGATATAAAGAATAATGAGCAATGTATGAGAGTAGGGACATTGCAAGAAGTGGTAAAGTTTTTAAATTTAACAGCAAGAGAAATGAGTAGAGCATTAAAGAAAAATAACACGGTAAGAAAACATTATAAAATATATTATTTATTTAATGAGGAGGTATACTAATGACACGAGAAGAACTAAAAAATTATAAATATAATCAAAAATGGATAAAAGACAGACTTGAATACATAGAAGAATATAAAGCAAGTATAGAAAATATAACATCAGTATTATCAGATATGCCAAAGGGAAGTAAAGAAGTTCAAGATAGCATGGCAGAAAAAATAGTGATTTTATTAGATAATATAAATGAATTGCTAGAAAGAATAGTAAGAGAACAAAAAAATCAAAAGCAAATATTAAATCAATTAGATAAAGTAGAACAACCATACAAGTTAATTTTAGAAAAAGTATACATACAAGGTAAGACACTAGTAACAACAGCAAGTGAGATGGACTATGATTATAAACATATGTGCAAGATGAATGGAATAGCATTAAAAATATTTGAACAACACGACAAAAAAGGTGTAATCACGACATAAAAATGTGATATATATATAATCAAGAGAAATGTAAGTAGAGAATAAAGAGTAAATACAAGCCCCTTTTTGTATTTGCTCTTTTTATTATGTTATGAAAGGAAGAAGGAAAATGGGAAGTAAAGAATTTTTAGACGAGTGCAAAGAAGAAGTAAGAAGTTATACACAAGCACATTTAGATAAAACTGACAATACATCAGTTTCTTTAGATGATGTTTTTGTTGTTTGGTATTGTAAAACATTACAGAATCATAAAGCACTATTAAGTACAAGATTACCAGATGGTATGTATTATGAATGTACATACAACGGTGACAAAAAAGAATTATACTTTGATGCATATAAGAAATTTGAAAATAAATGCATAAAAATAGATTAAAATTAGTTATTACCAGATGCTAGGTAACTGATAATATAAAGTTTGTTATGTTTATTTGATATGGCAGACCTCCTTTCAAGTTATTTTTTTATATAAACTTTTACAGAACTTTCCTAGCGAGTTCTAATTAATATTTGTAAAATAGTATGTAGCGATATATAAAACAATCAGAAATCTGGCTTAACGTATTAAATTACGGTTTATGTTCCGCCTGCTTAAAAGAAAAAATTAGGAGCATATGTAGAGCTGAGCTACATTTATATCGTTACATAGTGTTTTATAAATAAAAGAAAAGAGGAAAAGATATGAAAATAGAATGTACAATACAAGAACTAATTGAATTAATTGAGAATAAAAAAGAAACACCAGTTGTTTTTACAACTGGTGCTAAAAAACGTATTGTTAAACCTGTTGATAATGCTAAATTTATTGATGATATACTTGAGTCTATCACGGCTTATTAGTGTTGAGAGAAAGCCCAATCGTAGAACTCACGTAAAATTGCTAATGTAACTTCTGTATTAGCTTTTATAGTTGCTTCATCTACATTTCTGTCATTTGAAACAACTTGATGCCAATCCATATTGTTGCATAGTTCAACGAAGCTATCAAATTTTTTATGACCTAAAGGTATCATACAATCACCGCCTTTCTATGTAAAGTAAAAATATTATAGCAAAATAAAAGTGTGAAACATGTCAAAATATGTCGAAATATAAAAAAGGAGAAGTACATATGACTAATCAAGAAAGAATAGAAAAATACAAAAAAGAGCATTGCTCAAAATGCAAAAACAAAGAAAAATTTGACTGTGAAATAAGAGTATTCAAAAATAATGACATTATATGTACAAAGTGTGTGTATTATGAGCGAGAAAATTAACTATGCAAATTGTATGCAAAGAAGATGCGATGAGTGCAAGCATTATGACTATTGTTTTAGATATAGACCAAGAAAGGATGTGAAAGCAAATGCCAAGAGGAAGACCAAATAAGATATCAGGGAAAAAAGAACTACAAGAAAAAATAGATAAATACTTTAAAGAATGTGATATAAAAAATGAACCATACACTATAACAGGACTATGCATAGCTCTTGATATTTGTAGAGACACATTGTGTGAATATGCTAAAAAAGAAGAATTTTCCGACACAATAAAAAAAGCAAAGTTAAGAGTAGAAAATTACTTAGAAAAACACTTAATAACAGATAGCGGAACAACAGGAATAATCTTTAATTTAAAGAATAACTTTGGATGGAAAGATAAACAAGAGAATATAAATGTAGATACTTCGTATGAAGAATATATAAAAAGAGTTGAAGGCAATGAGTATTAATACAAAAAAATACATAGAATCTTATATAAAAATAAGGGATAAAAAAGGCAATGTAATTCCATTAAAGCTAAATGAACCTCAATTAAAATATTATAATGTTGTTAAAAAACTATATGAAGAAAAAAAGCCTATAAGAATAATAATATTAAAAGCTAGACAAATGGGATTTAGTACAGAAACAGAGTCAATTATATTTAAAAATGTTGTTACAAATCATAATTATAATGCTGGTATAGTAGCACACAAAGAAGATAGCACGACAAACTTGTTTAATATGAGTAAAAGAATGTTAGAATATTTACCAGAATCTATTAAACCTGAACAAAAAAAATCAAATGCTAAAGAATTAGTATTTAATAATGAAGAAGGAACAGGACTTGATAGTAAGATAAAATGTATGACAGCAGGAGGAAAAGGAATTGGACGTTCTGATACATTTACAGCACTACATTTATCAGAATTAGCTTTTTGGGAAGGGAATAAACAAGACACACTATTAGGATTATTACAAGCAGTTCCTAATATTCCTGAGAGCATCGTGATAATAGAAAGTACAGCGAATGGATTTGATTATTTTAAAGAATTATGGGACAAAGCAGTAGCAGGAGAAAACGATTTTTATCCACTATTTGTTGGCTGGAATGAATTAGAAGAATATAAAATGCAATATACTGGATTTCAATTAACACAAGAAGAAATAGAACTACAAAGGTTATACAATGTTTCTTTAGAACAATTGGAATGGAGAAGATGGTGTATAAAAAACAACTGTGGAGGAGATGTAGATAAGTTTAAACAAGAATACCCAATAAGTCCTGAAGAAGCATTTTTATCAACTGGTAAATGTTATTTTAATAAACAGAATATAATAAATAGAATAAATGAATTAAGAGGCAAGAACCCAATTATACAGGGCTCTTTTTCTTGTTTCTATGATGGAATAAGAATAAGAGGTAGAAAATTCAAAGAAGAAGAAAAAGGAAGCATAAAGATATATAAATACCCTGAAAACAATGTTCCATACGTAATTGGTGGAGATACAGCTGGAGAAGGATCAGATTATTTTACAGCACATGTAATCAACAATATTACAGGAGAGCAAGTTGCGGTATTAAAACAGCAATATGATGAAATAGAATACGTTAAACAAATATATTGTCTAGGTATGTTTTATAATAAAGCATTGCTTGGACCTGAATGTAACTTCAGTACATACCCCGTACAAAAATTAATAGAGTTAAATTATCCTAATATGTATGTTAGAAAAAAAGAAGATACATACATAAGTAAACACGAAAAGGCATTTGGATTTAAGACAACATCAATAACAAGGCCATTAATATTAGCAAATTTACAAGAGATTGTAAAAGACGAAGTTGAAAAAATTAATGATAAAGATACATTAAGAGAAATGCTAACATTTATAGTAAACAGGAATGGCAGAGCGGAAGCGGAAGATGGCTATCATGATGACTTAGTTATGGCTTTGGCTATAGCTTATTATGTAAGACCACAACAGACAATGAAAAAAATAATATCACAGAACGAAGAAATAAAAGCTTTTATAGATAAAGAATTTGGAATAGATGAAGATAATATTAAAAGCGATTATGGAAGTAAAATAGAAGTATTTTAGGAGGGAAACTATGAAAAAAAATGTATTAAGAGAAAAAATAAGGCAAAGAGAAGAAGAAAAGAAAATTACTATTAAAAAGAAAACAAAAAAGAGGAGTAAGAAAAATGATTAATTTAATATATACAATATTACCAATAGTCTGTTTAATAACAGGCTTTTATTTTGGTTTTAAGATAGGAAAAACAGAGGAAATACCTTCGGTGCCTGAAAAAATAAAACATTCAATAAAAACAGTAAAAGAAGAAAATGAAAAGAAAAAAGAAGGAGAAAAATTAAGCAAAGCATTAAGGAATCTAGATAATTATGATGGAACTCCAACAAGTCAGGAGGAGATTTATTTATGAAAAGAGAAAATATAGTAACAGATGTATGGAATGAATATCAAAAAGGAGTTGACTATAATTATAGACAGGATTTGTACAATAAAACTGACAAGAACTTCAAGTTCTATTTGGGAAATCAATGGGAAAATGCAAAATTAGGTGGAATACAGCCTATTACATTAAATATAATACAATCCATTGTTAAATATAAAGTGGGAGTAGTAAAAACAAATTCATATCAAATTTATTTTAATTCTGATACCTATGAGAATGATACGGAAAGAAGAAAATTACAGGATTTATGCGATAGTTTAAACAGATTTGCAAATAGAACTTGGGAAAAGAATCAAGTTGACAAAATTGTTAGAAATTGTGTTGATGATGCATGTATTGACTCAGAAGGAATTGTTTATTTTTATGAAGATAATGATAATATAGTACCAGAACAAGTGGACAAGACGAATATATATTATGGCAATGAAAATGATGATAATATTCAAACACAACCATATATAATTATTTCCTTTAGAAGAACAGTCGACGAAGTAAAAGAGGAAGCAAAGAAAAATGGAATGAGTGACGAAGAACTTGAAAAGATTATACCTGATGAGGAATACCACGAGCAAGCAGGAAAAGATAAAAGAGTAGATGAAATAAGTCCAATGTGTTTAGTATTATTAAAATTATATAAAAAAGATGGAACAATATGGGCTAAAAAATGTACTAGATTAGCAAATGTAATGAATGATAGTAATCTAAAAATAAAGCTTTATCCTGTAGCACATTATAATTGGATAAGAGTAAAAGGAAGCAGCAGAGGACAGGGAGAAGTTGAATATTTAATACCAAATCAAATAGAAATAAATAAGACTGCTACAAGAAGGGCTTTGGCAGTGAAATTGGGTGCATTTCCGAAATTGGTAGCAAATACCAAATATATAAAAAATACAAAAGCTTTAAATAGTGTGGGAACAACAATAGAATTAAATGAATTGAATGCTGATGATGTAAATAAGGTTGTTAATTACTTAAAACCCGCTCAGATGAGTACAGATGCATATAATTTACAAAAAGAGTTAATTGATGATACACAAAATTTGGCTGGAGCAGGAGATAATGTAACTGGAAATATAGATCCAACACAAACAAGTGGGAAAGCTATATTAGCAGTTCAGCAAGCAAGTCAACAGCCAATTAATTCTCAGGTAGAAGCATATAAAACATTTATAGAAGATATTGCAAGAATATGGTTTGAAATGTTAAAAGCTTATAGTGTAGACGGAATTAAACTGACCAAAGAAGAAAAAGATTATGCTAATGATACTACATATGATACACAATATATTTTAGATTATGAGGAATTAAATAAATTAGAACTAGATTTAAAAATTGATATTACTCCAAAGTCTGCATTTGACAAATATGCTATGGAAGTTTCTCTTGAGAATTTATTAAGTGCAGGACAAATAACATTTGAAGAATATGTTAATGCTTTGCCAGAAGATTCTACAATGCCAAAATCAAAACTAAAAGAAATATTAAAAACAAGAGAAGAGAAAAATAAGGTAATTACAGATATAGAGAAACAAGGTAATGCATTAAATGGAGCAATAGAACAAGTAATGACGCAGCAAGAAATACAAAATCAACAGCAAGCAGGAATAACTCCTGAAGAAGCAGACATGCTTAATAATCAGCAATTAAATAATCAAGTTAATTAGAACGCAATAAGCTCTTTTTTTATTGTCCAAAACTGATGAAGACGGGAAAAAAGCTTTTAGGAATTAATAGTCGACGGACTTTAAATGGGAGGTTACATATGCCAAATGATGAAAATATGGATGTAGAAAATATTGATAATGAGGTTGTTGAAACTGAAACAACTCAAGAAGAACAAGAAACTCAAGAAGAAAGGCAGTTAACACAAGAAGATATTGACAATGCAGTCAAATCAAGAGTAGGAAGGGTTGAAAGAAAAGCCAAAAGGCAATTAGCAGAAAAAGATAAAGAAATTGAAAGATATAAGCAACTCGAAAATACTATTCGTGCTGGATTAGGTGCTAGTGATGATGAAGATATTCTTGAAAAAGTCAATAGTTTCTATAAAGAACAAGGAGTAGATATTCCTAAATATGAATCAAAATTTAATAATAGAGATTCTGAAAGATTAGGGGAATTAGATGCTCAAGATTTAATTGGTTCTGCTGAATTTGATGAAATTCAAAGTAGAGCAAATGAATTAGCTTCTTTAAAACAAAGTAAAAAAATAAGTAAAAGAGAAGAAGCGGAATTTATGGAATTAGGTAGTTATTTATCTAGTGAGTTGAAATTAAAAGAACTAAAAGACAAGGGAGTTGATGAAAAAATATTAGAAGACAAAGAATTTAAAGAGTTTTCTAAGAAATTTAATTCAGATACTTCTATTACTGATATTTATGATTTATATGCAAAATTAAACCATAAAGAAGTAGAAAAACCTGCTAGTACAGGTAGTGTTAAATCAACGGTAGGAGAATCAAAAGTAAAAAAATATTACACATCTGAAGAAGTTGATAAACTAACTTCTAAAGATTTGGACAACCCTACAATATTTAAAAATGTTATGGCTTCAATGAAAAAATGGGGCAAATAAAAAAATAAAGGAGAGATATAAAATGAGTTATGCAAATTTTAAACCAGTTGTATGGTCAAAATACATACAACATGAATTACCAAAATTTACAGTATTTAAACAAGATTGTGATTTTAAATTTGAAGGAGATGCGGGACAAGGGAAAAGAGTAAAAATATTAAATGTTGGAAGACCAACTATTAAAAAATATATTCCTAATAAAGATATAGACTCAGCTGAAAAAATACCAGATGCTTCAACATATTTAGATATTAATCAATTTGATTATTTTAATTATGGAATTGATGATATAGATAAAGCTCAATCAATGGATGGAGTAATGGAAGCATTACAAGAAGAAACTACAAGAGGAATGGCAGAGCAAGAAGATATATTCTGTGCAACACAAATGGCAAAAAATGCAGGTTATAAAACAGAATCAACAGAAATTTCAACAGCTGAAGAAGCTAAAGCAGCTATTGATAAATTATTTGTTAAATTATGGAACCAAGGAGTAAGTACAAAAGACAAGGTTACTATGTACTTAACACCTTGGTTTTATAGTTTGTTCCAAAATAAATTAATAGAATTAAAAACAAATAACGATGAATTAATAGCACAAGGAGTTTTAGGTTTATACAATAATGCCAAAGTAAAAATGACAAATAATGCATATAATGATGGAACAGATGACTATATAATAGTTAAAACATCAAAAGCATTTGCTTATTGCAATGGTATTGACAAATTAAAACCATATGAACCAGAAAAAGGTTTTGCCGAAGCAGTAAAAGGATTAAATACATATGGTGGAAAAATGGTAAGACCAAAAGAGTGTGCAGTATTAAGATGCCACCAAAAATAAAATATTAAAAATAAGATTGGAGTGATAGAATATGGCAATAGCTAAAATAACTAATACAGAATTAATAAGAAATGAAGCTAAAGAGGTGATAAGCGCTGTAGCTGTAGATGCTACTGAAGGGGCAAGCATTGATTACACAAATCAATCAGATGGTAGAATATTACTTATGATTACAAACGGAAATGCAAGTGCTGCTAAAAAAGCAACTATAATAAAAGGCAATTCTTTGCAAGGAGTAGAAGATTTAGAAATATCCATACCAGCAGGAAAAACATATGGAATAGTTATTGAATCTGGTAAATTTGTAAATGTATCAGGAGAAAATAAGGGAGAAGTAATAATAAAAGGAGAAAGTGCTGATATTACAATACAAGCAGTAGAATTACCATAATTAAGGAGGGGATTTCCCCTCTTTTTATCAAGTTGAAAAGGACAATAGACAGTTCGAATCTGTCAAACTTGGAGGGAAAATGAATGACATATGGTGAAAATAAAAAATTAACTTTGGCATTAATAGAAGAATATGCACCTGATTTAGTAAAAAAAACAGAAGATGACGATATAGCATTAAGATTACCATTTTTATATCAATTGGCATATCAAGAATTAGCAATGACTAAAAAGATAATAGCCACAAAATTATATAATGAAATACCAGATGAAAACAAAAAAGACAAATATACTTCATATAGTCTTCCTGCTGATTTATACCAAATAAAAAATGTGTATGCATTAGATAAAAATAATAAGCCAATAACTGCAGAATACTATACAATAAATAAAAAAATATATTTAAATGACAATATTCCTGGTTCAACGATATTAGAATATTATAAATATCCACAGGACATAAATGAAGAAACAATGGATGATTTTTATTTAGAATTAGATAATGATGCACAAGCATTATTACCATATAAAGTGGCTGATGATATATTAAAAACTGATCCAAGTGCTGATTATACAGCCTTTGCAACAGAATATCAAAGAAAACTACAATTGTTAGATACTAGAAAAAATATACCTACAGTTGTATTAAATGAACCAGAATATGATATTTAGGAGGAAAACAGATGGCCACAGGAATAAAAAGAACTTATGCTGATTTTTCAGGAGTAGATTTTTTAAATGAACCAACATTGGTTTCTATAACAAGAAGTCCTGATGCTTTGAATGTATGGAAGAATTATCGAGATGCTCAAGGTACTTGCATAGAAACTAGGCCAGGTTATAGAAAAATAGCACAAATAGGTAATAGAATTAATGGTATTTATATATTTAGTTTAACGAAAGCTTTAATACATTCAGGTACTGTATTATATGAATGGAGTAATTTCCCAAGTGAACCGACCTCAGAAACATTGAAACAATTATATGCGGATATGAATAATAAAAGAAGCAAGTATAACAAGCTTGATTCAAAATTATATATAAATGACGGAAAAAATTATCTTGTGTATGATGGTACAATATTAAAGAAAGTAAAAGATGAAGCATTTGTACCACGTACTACAATTAGTAGAACAGCGGGGAATATGGGAGGTGGAGAAACCTTACAAGATGTTAATTTGTTACAACCTAAAAGAATAAATAGTTTTGTTGGAGATGGTACATCAAAGATATTTTATTTAGATGCACAAAATATAGATAGTACAACGGTAACTGTAACTGTAGATAACAAAAAGCAGACAGAAAATTCAAATTTTACGGTAGACAGGGTAAATGGGAAAGTGACTTTTAATACAGCACCATCTAAACCAAATTTAAGTGGCGAAGATAATGTTTTTATTACATTTTCTAAAACCATAAGTGGCTATGAAGATAGAATAAATAAATGCACTAAGGCATTGTTATTTGATAATAGAATGTTTTTTACGGGTAATCCAGATTTTCCAAATGCGGTATTTCATTCTGAGTTAAACAATCCAGCTTATATAAGTGACTTGAGTTACTATGAAGATGGTTCAAGCGATTCTTCAATAACAGGAATGACTGTTGGAAATAATGTGTTATGGATTTTTAAGAATTTAGATCAAAATAATGCAAATGTTTTTTATCATGAACCGACATTGGATTTAGAACACGGAAAGATATATCCAACTAAGCAAGGAAATGTTAGTGTTGGATGTTATGTGGATAGTACTAATTTTCAAGATGATATTGTTTATTTGAGCAGATATGGATTAGAAGGAATATCAACAGAGAAAATAGATAGCAAACAGGCTATAGCACACAGAAGTTTTATGGTAGATGTAAAAATGACAAATGAGAATAATTATAAAGATGCTATGATGACAGAATATCAAGGCTATTTATTGATTCTTGTTAATGGTAAGATATATTTAGCTGATAGTAGACAAAAGTATGCTAATTTAGATAGTTTTGGGTATGAATGGTTTTATTGGGATTTTACAGACATAAATCCTATATTATTAAAGGAATATAATGATAAATTATATATTGGAACCGATAATGGTTCTATTTTTATTTTAGAAGGTACTAATGATAATGGAAAAACAATTATTTCATATTGGACTACTCCAATGGACAATTTTGGTTATAATAATCAATTAAAAACCACAAATAAACGTGGTGGTTTAGCTAAAATAAAAACAATACCTAATGGGCTTATAAAAATTGCCAGAAGAACAGACAAATCAAGTGAATATAAATACACAACAAGAAAATCGGCCAATGGATTTTCATTTGAAAGTTTAGATTTTAGAAACTTTAGTTTTATTACAACAGATAAATCTTATGTTTTATATAAAATAAAAGAAAAAAAATTAAATGAATTATCGCTTAAATTTTATAGTGATGAAAAAGACAAACCATTTGGAATATTTAGTTCAACGATAGAAGCTTTTGTTGGTGGATATATAAAAAAATAGGAGGGGAATATGGCGTTAACGAAATTAGAAGAAAATTTAAATACTATAGAAAATTTACCAGACAGTCCTACATTAGAAACTGCAGAATTAAAAAAGAAATTTGATGAAAGTTCAATAAAAATAAAAGAATATATAAATGAAGTGTTAACAGATGAGTTAGATAAATTATTTAATAAAAAGTTAGACAAAACTGGGGGAACTATAACAGGAAATTTAGCTGTACAAAACTTGACAGGAAAAATCAATGGTTTTACATGGGATGTAAATACCAATAATGAAAATGACACATGGGTGCTTGTATTAAGTGAAGGAAAGATAAAACATAGAGTATTAAATACAGCATTTAATTCAGATATTAAGACAGTAGGGAAATTAATGTATCCAGTAGGTTCAATTTATTTAAGTGTAAAAAATACAAATCCAAGTTCTTTTTTTGGAGGAACATGGGTAGAATGGGGAACAGGAAGAGTACCTGTAGGAGTAAATGCATCAGATAATGATTTTAAAACAGTTGAAAAGACTGGTGGAGAAAAAACACACAAGTTAACAATAGAAGAAGTACCACCACATTCACATAGAACATGGATAAAAGATGAAAATTATTCAAGCTTAGGAGACGGTTATGGAAATTATTTTTATGGGAAAGGACATTATTATAATTTGACAACCCAAACAGGAGGTGGAGGAGCACACAATAACTTGCAACCATATATTACATGTTATATGTGGAAAAGAACAAGTTAGAAAGGAGTATATATGGCTACTGGATATGAAGATATTGATAGATTAACTAATCAACAGAATAATTTAATAAATGAACAAGAAAGAAAACAGAATGAGTTAATAAATCAACAAACTCAAATGCAAGTTGATGAATTAAATCGAGAAAAAGATAAAATTGAACAAGATACGATAAAAACAACAAAAGGACTGTATTCAAATTGGCAAAAACAAGCAAACCAATATGGAGCCAATGCAGAACAATTAGCACAACAAGGTTTGGCTCATAGTGGTTATGCAGAAACAACCCAAACAGCGTTATATAACACTTATCAGAAAAATGTAACAGAAACTTTAAACAATGCCAGAGATTTAAAAAGTGATTATGATTTTAAAGTTCAACAAGCAAGGCAAAATGGAAGTGTACAACAAGCACAAGCAGCATTAGATTTATACAAACAAAAAGCTCAATTATTAACACAAAATTATGAGTTAAGACAAAATAGAGAACAATATTTATATCAACAAGAAAGAGATAGAGTTTCTGATAATCAATGGCAAAAAACCTTTGACCAACAGGCAAGGCAAAATGAAATCGAAAATCAATGGAAACAAAAATCTTTTGACTATCAAAAACAAAGAGATGCTATTTCTGATAGTCAATGGCAAAAGAATTTTGATTATCAAAAAGAGAGAGCTGCTGTTTCTGATAATCAATGGCAAAAGCAATATGAATTGTCAAAAAAAAAATCTAGTTCGGCTAGTAGTTCTAAAAGTAGTAAAAAGTCAACCAAGAGCACAGGTGGACTAAAGGTATCTGATAGTAATATAACAGAAGAAACTGATCCAAGGCTACAACGAATATTAAAAAATGCAGCTGATGTAGGTAGTGAGATTGGTATAGGTAGCATGAAAATACTTAATAGTTTAATGGGAAGATGGTGATAGTATATGCTTAAAAAAATTTGGGAGATTATAGAAGATATAGCTGGAAGAAACGATAAAGAAAAAGAACAAGATGCAATAAAAGTACAACAGAATGTAGAAGATTTCATATCTAATGCAAAGGCAAATTTTAATGATAATTATTCTAAAATTATAAATTCTAAAGAAAATATGAGTAATTCAATAACTTCGAATAATTTTAATGAGAAAAATAATATATGGAATCAAATACAAGAAAATGCAGAACGAAGCATTGGAATAGTAAAAAACAACATAGGAAATTTTGGGAATGATACAGGAAGAACTGTAGAAAATACATGGCTAGGAGCTACATCAGGAACGAAACAATCTCTTAAATATTTAACTAAATTTGGAGAGAATATAAACGGAGGAGCAAGATATTATAAAGACGGAAATGAAATAAAATTAACTGATTTGCCTAATTATTTAACAGAGGAACAGTTGAAAAAATTAAAAAATATTAATGAAGAAGTAAAAGACAAGCTTGGATTTAATATGGATAAAAAATTGCAATCATCAATTAATAAAGACCAAGAAAAAATACAAAAAAATATAGAAAATCAAGGAAATTCAGTTTCTAAAAAATTAGCAGAACTTGCACCGTCAATAGGAAATATGATACCTGGAATGGTTGCAAGTAGTTTGAATCCAGTTTTAGGAGCAACTTATTTTACAGCATCATCAGGGGGAAGTTATATAGATGATGCCAAAGAAAGAGGTATGACAGATGAACAAGCATTTTCCTATGGGACTATGATGGGAATTATGGAAGGTATAACTGAAGGAGTAACAGTTGGTAACTTTAAAAAAGCAGGTACAGCAATTAATAGTATTATAAAAGAAACAGGAAAAGAAGCGGCAAAAAAAGGTACAGAGCAACTTGCTAAAACGTCAATTAAACAAGTTTTGAAAGATTATGGAATAGGAATTGCTGATAATGCTATACAAGAAGCAATAATGGAACCAATACAAGAAACTGTTGCTGGAGCAATAGGAGGAAAAGAAAAATCTGATTGGCATAATATGGGTCAAAGAATGTTACAATCGGGAATTAATGGAGGATTAGTTGGCGCTATAGTTGGTGGTGGTAATATGGGAATACAATCATGTGCAGCTGTTGTAGAAAAGATAAATAATGGAAAAACACCGTCAAATACAGAAATAAAATTGGCAATAAAAGATGCATCTAAAGAATTAGATGTTGAAAAAATGATTCAAGATAGTGTAATTCAACAAACAAACAAATACAAAAATTATCATACAGAAACAGTGGTAGACAATATTAATACCAACATATCAAATCAAACACAAAATGTAATAAGTAATAATCAAAATATGCAACAAAATGCAATCCAGAATCAATCTAAAACTCAGGGGCAACAAATTATATCAACTCAAAATCAAAATATTCAAAAATCGGATATTGTAGAAAACAATAATACTAAAATAGCAAAAATGAAAAATTTTGACGAAAGTGCAAAACAATATAATATAGATTATAAAAATGAAGATTTGAAAGAAATAAAGCAGATGTTTGATAGAAGAGGTATTAATGCATATTTTGATGAAAATACTTTTAAAAACAATGATGATGCTTTTTCTGTATGGAAGCCAATATATGATGAACAGGGAAATGTAGCAGATAGAGAAGTAGTTTTTAATCCTAAAACACAAGATACTAACACAAGGGTTCAAGAACTTGCAATACATGAGTTAGGACATGATTTAGATTTGAATGAAGTACAAAATATGATATTGAAAGATGCTAGCAAAAAAGAAAACTGGGAGAATGCAAGAAAGTCATTAGAGAATACATATAAACAGGCATATGAAAATGATAATATACAAATATCAGATGAAAATTTTAATAAAATAGTTGATGAAGAGGCAACTATGAGCATTTTGCAGAGAGAACTTGGAAATCAAGAATATGTAAATAGACTTGTTAATCAAAATAAATCTGTTGCAAAGAAAATATATAATTGGGTAATTGATAAATTAAATAAATTTACTGGTGGTAAAAATGAAAAAATATTTTGGACTGATATAAGAAATAAATTTGAAACAGCTTATAATCAAGAATTTAGTAAATATGATAGCAATTTAAAATATTCTGTTGCTGGTAAGGAAGCATTAAAAAATATAAAAGAACCACAATTAAGCCAAGAAGCATATAACAGTTATAATAAAGCAAAACAAATGGCAAAAAATAAAGAAAGTAATGAAAAAATCTATAAAGAAACAGGTTGGTATAAAGACAAAGTTACAGGAAAAATGAAATTTAATTTTTCTGATAAAGATATGAAAATAGCAAATCAAAATTATAAAGTTGGTCAAGAATTTAAGTTAAAAGATATTCTTATTCATAATACTTTGTTTGAAATGTACCCTCAATTACGAGACTACAAAGTAAAAATTGAAGATATGAACTCTAATAATACAAAAAATAATGGTAGACTAAATGGAAGATACAATAGATTTACAGATGAATTAACTATAGATATTAATAGATTTAATGATATATCAAATGCAGAAGGCACATTAATTCATGAGATACAACATGCGATTCAGAAGATAGAAGGGTTTGCAGGAGGAACTTCTATAAAATTTGGAAAAGAAAAATATAAAAATAATCCTGGGGAGATAGAAGCTAGAGATACATCTAAAAGAATGATTGAAGAAAAATATAATGGAAAAGATCTAAGTAATATCATGCCAAAATCCGCAAATGTTAATACAAGTATACTTGAAAAAATGAAAATAGGATTGTATAATTATTTAAGTAATATTAGTAATGAGGAGGTATCTAATGAATTTACTGAAAGCAATAAAAATAAAAATTCATCAAATACTAGTGAAAATAACGGATTGGTATTGGGAGGAATAAAAGACTGGCAACAATTTGTAGAGGATAACTATAAAAAACAAGGAACAGGTAATAGTTTAAAAGAATATAATTTACCAACAAAAGAAAATACAAAAACGGATGATATAAAACCATATAGAGCATCAGCTCAAATAGCCAATGATAGCAAAATATCAGATTTAGATGCAATTAAAGAAGAAACAAAAAAGGTAAATATAGCCACAATTGATGAAGGTGAGAAATTACAAAATGAATTGAGAGAAAATAGTGTTGAAAATAGTCCTACAATTGATTATATAAAAGCAAAAAGAAGCAAAGAAAAAGTAGGTATAAAAGAAATAAAAGATACACTAGCACAAAAATTTGTTAATAAAGGACATTATATAGATAAATTAGCAGAAAAAAAAGGAAATAAAAATTTAACATATTTATATGATAGAACAATGAATACTTTTAATGAATCTCAAATTTCTATAGGTGATAATCAAATAAATTCTAAAGGAGAAGTTGTAGGAAAATCAATAATTGATATTTTTCAACCTGCTCAAGATATGAATGTATCTAAAGAATTTGAAGATTACTTATTAAATAAACATAACATATCAAGATATGCTCATGAAAAAGGTATATTTGGAAAAGAAATTTCAGCAACATATTCACAAAATATTGTTAACAGTTATGAAAAAAAATATCCACAATTTAAAGAATGGGCAAAAGATGTAAGTAAATATAATGATAATAATATAAAAGATTTAGTTAGTAATGGTTTGGTATCAGAAACAACATACAAAAACCTAAAAAAAATGTATGGAGATTATGTGCCAACTTTTAGAGATATTACAGATAATATATCACAATATGAAGATGACAGAGTAGGTGGAAATGTATTAAAAAAAGCAACTGAAAGTAATTTAGATATACTATCAGTAAAGGAAAGCATGGCAGAGCAAACAATGGCTATAAAAAAAGCAATAAGGATAAATAATCTCGGAATTGAATTATATAAAACATTAGGGAAGGATTCAACTATTACTTCTGGAATTGATTTTGATGCAGTGGCAATGCAAACAATAGCTGGTAATGTAATTGATAGTGAAGGAAAAGGAAAAAATACATTTACTATTTTTAAAGATGGTGAGATGACACAATTTAAAATAAGTGATGAATTATATAGTGCTTTTTCTAAAGATACTCTACAAAATAAAATTAATAATAGTAAAGTTGCAAAAGCTATATTAACTCCAATAGAAAAAATGTCAAAAGCACAGAGAGAATTATTGACTACTTATAGTGTTGGATTTGCAATGAATAATCCTATTAAAGATTTTCAAGATGCTTTATTTAATTCTAAATATAATGGTGCAACATTTGTTAAAAATTGGACAAAGGCATTATATAATATTGCAACAGATGGTAGCTGGTATCAAAGCTATAAAAATAATGGAGGAACTGCGAATACGTATTTCGATTATAATAAAGGAATACTTCCAGCAAAAACCAAAAATCCAGTTAAAAAATTTGTGAATAAAATAAAAGATGTAAATGAAGTTTTAGAACAAGCACCCAGACTTGCTGAATATATTTCAACAATTGAACATAAAGGAAGTATAGATGAAGCACTATATAATGCAGCAGATATTACAACAAACTTTAAAAGAGGAGGAGACATAACAAAAGCTATTAATAAATATGGTGCTAACTTTTTAAATGCATCTGTTCAAGGACTTGATAAAGTATATAGAAATGTATCAGGCAAGAATGGATGGAAGGGGTATGCTAATTTGATATTAAAAGCAACTGCATATCAAATAACACCTGCTATAATAAATGGATTGTTGTTAGGCGATGATGATGACTATGAGGATTTACCTGATTATACTAAGGATAATTATTTTTTATTTAAGTTGGGTGATGGAAAATTCTTTAGGATTCCAAAGGGAAGAGTATCAAGTGTTATAGGAGGAGTAGCAAGAAGAACATTAGAAACAATAGAAGGCAAAGAAGTTGATTGGAAATCATTAGTTGATACAACCATAAATCAATTAGCTCCCAATAATCCTATAACAGACAATATTATTGCACCAATAAAACAAACTATTGATAATAAATCATGGTTTGGTGGTGACATTGTGAATACAAGATTACAAAATCTACCTGTTGCGGAACAATACGATGAGAGTACAGATGAATTGAGTAAATTTTTAGGTAAAAATTTAAAAATAAGTCCTAAAAAAATTAATTATGTACTAGATCAATATTCAGGTGGTATAGGTGATATGATTTTACCAATGATGACACCACAAGCAGAAAATAATATTTTAGAAGACAAGTTTACCACAGATTCAGTTATGAAAAATAAAAATGTGAGTGAATATTATAGTAAAACAGAAGAACTAGAAAAGACCAAAAATAGTTTAAATGCTACAGATGAAGATAAAATAAAATATAAATATTTTACAAATGAATCAACAGAAATGTCAGATTTGTATAAACAAAAAAGAGAAATTCAGAACTCAAATATATCAGATAAAGACAAAAAAGAAAAAGTAAGAAATATACAAAAAAAAATAAATGATATAGTAGAAAACAAATTATCTAATTTTGAAAAATTAGATAAGAATGATAGATATGCAACAATAGATAACAGTCAATACTATAAAGATATAAAAGGGGATTGGAATGAATTGTCAGATGAAGAGAAAGAAAAAAATAAAAATTCTAATATTTCTTTAAAAAGTTATAGTGATTTTAAATATCAAACGGGTAAATTAAAACAAGAAAAAGGCGATAAAGGTGAACTTAAAGATAATGAACAATTAAAAGATAAAGACAAAATACAAATATTAGTTGATTCTAATTATAGTAAAGATGAAAAAGAAAGTATTTATAAGAATTACATTAATAGTAAAGATAAAAAAACAATTTTGGTAGATAAGTTAGGATTACCAATTAATCAATATTTAAAATATAAAACACAAACATTTGAAAACGATAAAGACACAGATGGAGAAACAATATCAGGAAGCAAAAAGCAAAAAGTATATAATTATCTAAATTCTATCTCTGATGAAGAACTGTCACAAGATTATAAGAAGATTATTTGTAAAATAGAAGATATAAATACTTATGATAATGATATAGTGAATTTTGTAAATAGTAGTAAAAATCTAAACTATAGTGAAAGAACAGAAATATTGAAAAATATAGGTTTCAAAATAGATAAAAGCGGAAAAATACAAACAAAATCAATGATACCTATTTACAAATATGTAAAATAATATTACTTTTTTGACATAATACGACAAATTATGCAAAAAAATCATGATAAAATCTAAATAAAAGGAGTAATATTATGAATAAATTTAAATTTATTATTGTTAGAGTTTGGTTTATTATTTTATTTGTTGCTATATTTATAGGAGTAAATAGAATATTATCTTTTGATAAATATGGATTTTTAAGTTTGATTTTTACTATAGGTTCTGTTATAATAACACTATATTTGTTTTCAAGAGAAAATGAAGAAAAAACAGAAAAAATATTAAAGAATGCTAAAATAATATATTCACTAAATTATACAAATCTAAAAAATATAAAGGGTATAGAATTGACAGCAAAAAGAGAATACTTTGTAATTTTGAATAAATCTGGAAATGATTTTAAAATAAAGTTAAATAATAAATATATACCTGAAAGTCAAGAAATGCTAATAAAATTGGATGAGATGTATAATAGATAAAAAAATAAAGAGGGTGATTTTTATGTTGGAATTTCTTGAATATGTAGTAGTAAGATTGATGTTAGCTATAATTCCTACTGCAATATGGACAGTTGCTTCTATTGTAATTATGGCTGTTCTGCATGTCATAACAAAAGAAAACATATCAGATGAACATTTTGATAATTATACAATTATAACAAATTATATATTAATATTTTTAACCTTATTGTTTTTTTACCAAGAAAATATAAAGTTGTTTTAAAGATAAAAAATAAGAATAACATAAAGCACTTACAGAAATGTAGGTGCTTTTAATATTGGAGGAAAAGATGGATTTTGATATAAAACCACAAAAGACAAGTAGGCAAGATGGTATGTTGCCTCAAACTATAGAGCAATTAATAAAAAAGTATAAATTAGATTCAATGTGGGAAAATATACAGAAAATTGTAAAAGAAATTATCGAACAAAACAGTGGTTATGTTGTTAAGAAAGATGGTATCATGTATATTGCTGATACAAATGTTTTGGAAGAGGCAAAAACAGTATTGAGGATTGGGAAAAACGCATTAGATATTTCTAATAATGGAATAAATGGAGAGTATCAAACAATTATTAGTTTAAATGGAATTATAAATGCTGATTTTATAACTGCAGGTACGCTAAGCGCCAATAGAATTAAAGGTGGAACTTTAAAATTAGGGGGAGAGAACAATACAAATGGTTCTCTCCAAGTTTTATCAGCTAATGGGGAAGAAGTTGTAAACATAGGAAAAGAAGGTATTGAATTGCATGATGGAACAACAATAATAGGTAATGGAGGAGTTTTATCAAATTTATCATTTTCTTCTATGGATTGGAAAGAAATAGGCTATAGCATATTTACTCCTAGCCAATCAACTTATAAATATATAAATATAGGAGTATTTATTCCTTCTAATTTTGTAGTAACAAGTGCATACTTGGTACTACAATTACACCCAATTAATTATAGTTATAAAAAAGATAAACAAGTGGGTTACTCAAGAAATGTCAATTTATTTTACGAAAAGTTATTAACTGGAAATGTAACACCATTTAATGTGGAAATCGCATCTGAAAATTATGATTATAGATTGATAACCAATAATACCAATGCAATTAATTGTACAGGTGAAGAAGGAAAATTAAATACATATATAAGTAATAATATTGGAAATTTTTTAACATCAGGTCAGGGAACATTATTCCAATTAAGAACTTCTGATGCTGTTCCAACTGAAAACATTGAATGGGATGATTATGACAAAAATAGAGCTGCAAGAACTGGTTATGTAAGAGCTATGATAAATGTTTATGGATTTTTAAAATAGAAGGAGGAATAACATGGATTTAGAATTTACAAGAGGAGATACACAAGTTTTAAAGTTTCAACTAAAAAATGGATTAGGTAAAGAAATTGAACCATCTCCAGAAGATAATATTTATTTTACTGTAAAATCTAGTGCAAATAGTTTAAAATCAATTATACATAAAAAATACCCAGATAATATTGAATATAGTAATGGGTATTTTTATTTTACATTAAATTCGGAAGATACATCTGATATGCCATACGGAACTTATCAATACGATATAGAGCTGAAATCAGGTGATTATGTTAAAACACTTGGATTTGGAACTATAACATTAACTGAAGAGATAACTCATAGGAGGGATGAATAATGTCTATAGAAATTAATGATCTTGATAATGTAGAGCAAGAAGTTAATCAGATTACTGATTTGTCTACCAATGAAATTGAAGTTATTCATATAGATGGAGTATCGAATATTCCGCTAATTAAAGGCGATGTTGGGGAAAAAGGAGAAACTGGGCCAGCAAATTGTTTGCAGATAGGTATAGTTGAGGAAGGCGATGAAGCATCTGCGACTATAACAGGAGAAACTCCAAATCAAATTTTAAATTTGATATTACCTAGAGGAGAGCAAGGTGAAAAAGGAGAACAAGGAATACAAGGGGAAAAGGGTGAACCTGGTGCAACATATGATGATACAGAAGTAAGAAATAAAATAATAAGTATAACACAACACATTTACCAACTAAAAATAACATCTAATATAAATGCAGGAGCAGAAGTAACATTACCTTGTTATTATCAAGTTGGACAAGAAGTATTAGATGTATACTTAGACACCGAAAGACTAGCATTAAGTAGTGATGATGCTGGAACAGATGGACATTATAGAGAAATAGGAGATGCAGATAGTATAAGCAATAAAATAAAGACAACAACAGATTTGCAGTTAGAAACAGGAGATATTTTAACATTAGTAGTAAGGGGGGAATATAATGCTAACACTTAAAAATTTAATTAAGAAAATTGAAAACAAAATAGATTTTCCAGATGGAAAAAATATTTTATATACTTCTTCAGGGTATACAAATAAATATATTAAATTGTTTGATGTAAATATGAAAACTGTATTTAAGACGGCTACGATAATTTTTAAAATTACATCAACTCAACAGTATGATTTTGATGATATATATAGTTTGCAAATTAATAGACAAGATTCTACCAATTTTAAAGTTAAATTTAAAAGAATAAACCAATTAAACCCAGAAGGAGTTGACATTTCAGATAATATTATAATAGTAGAAAGCAATTGTATATTTTCTGTTTGTTTTAAATTGCCAGGTGGTTCACGTACTCCTAATGTTCAAATAATATCAGCACAAAGATTTAATTCAGATATAATATTTGGCAATGGTGAAATTTTAGATTCTTTACCTTCAGGTACACAATACAAAATTGAAAAGTGGAAGGATTTACCATTGGCCACAGGAATAACAGTTGATAAGATTGCTAAAAAAGCTATTTATAAGAAAGAAAATGGAATTGTTACAATTGTAGGAGGAGTGTCAGGAATTACTAAGGCAGGAACAACAATAGCACAACTTCCAGAAGGGTATAGACCGGCAACCCAAATATATTTTGAGGGATTTTGCTCTGGGGTTAGATATTGTAGGTGGATAATAACTCCGGCTGGAGGAATTATGTTAGAATGGGTTTCAGATAATGCATATACTTCTGCTTGGTACAACTTAAATTGCACATTTATAGCAAATTAGATAGTGTAAAATTCTCGGAAGGAGGAAGAAAATGCAAGATACAAAAGTTGTTGAAAGATTAGTAGAAAATGAGCAACGTTCAAAATCAAATTCTAAAAGATTAGATAGTATTGAAAATAAAGTTGAAAACATATACGATTTAACGCTAAGTGTGCGAGAAATAGCAACAGAAATGAAGGCAATGAGAGAAGACCAGAACAAAATGAACGAACGCTTAAAAATAATAGAAGAAAAGCCAATTAAGGATTATGAAGACACAAAGAAACAAGTAAAAGGCAAAGTAATTTCTTTTGTGACTGGAATAGTATTAACAGCAATAGCTTTTGCACTGGGATTAAGTAAATTTATGTAGGAGGTGAACTAATATGGAAAGAGTAAAAACAATAGCAAAATACTTAACAAATATACTAGCAATAGTAAGTGCGTTAGTTGCAGGAATAAATGCAGTTGATGGAATAACAATACCATACGCGATACAAATAGTACAAATAATTGCAGTAGTACAAGGTGTAATAGGTACATATTTGTTAGGACAAAAAGCAATAAGTAATAAGGAGGAATAATTATGGAAGATGAAATTGTAGAAACAATGGAACTTGCAGAAGAAGATACAAGAGGGGAGGTAAACGAATAATGAATATAGAAGATAGACTATTAACAGTAAATCCATATTCAAGAAGTGGAGAGAAACAAGGAACTATACAAAAAATTGTAGTTCACTGGGTTGGAAATGCAGGAAGTTCTGCATTAGGTAATAGAAACTATTTTGAGAGTTTAGCAACATCACATAAGACATATGCTTCATCTCACTATATAATCGGTTTAAACGGTGAAATAATAAGATGTATACCAGAAAATGAAGTAGCTTTCCATAGTGGTAGTTATTTAATGAATAGAAAATCAATAGGAATAGAAGATTGTCACCCAGATTGGGATGGAAAATTCAACGACAATACATATAACAGTTTAGTAGAGTTATGTGCAGATATATGCAAGAGATACAATTTAAGAATAGATGCAATTATAAGACATTATGATGTGACAGGAAAAGAATGTCCAAGATACTATGTAAGAAATGAACAGGCTTGGATACAATTTAAAAATGATGTAGCAAATAAAATAGGACAAGCTACAACTACAGTAGTAGTACCAAAAGTTGAAGGGAGTGATGAACCAGTGAGAAGATATAAAAACGGTTCAACAAAAGAAATTATATATGCAGATACAAGCTTAACAAAAGTTATAGGAAGTTTAAGCCCATACGAAGAATGTGATTGTTTTGGAATATTTAATGGAAGACCAATGGTAAGATATAATGTAAGTGGAACTTCAAACTACAAAATAGGATTTGCTAAATGGACAGGCGGAGTTAGATAAAAAATTAAGAGGTAAGTTGATTAATTTCAATTTACCTCTTTTTTTCGTTTTATGGCTTAAAATCAAGGCATATAATTACATTAATTGAAAAATAAAACGGCTTAAAATTGATTGTGAAGGATTGAATTTTAAAAAAATAAAAGATAGATTTCTCATACCTATCTTTTATTAATCTCATTTTTTAAACAATAATATATTCTTTTAATTATAATAATTTATTTTTTTAAATATGTCAAGAATTAATTATTAATATTTAATTCTTTTTTTAATGCCTTTTGTAATAATTGAGAAAAATTTATATCATTTTTCTCTGCTATAGTATTTAGCCAAGTTGGAATTGATAACGTTTTTTTAACAGCTATATTACTATATTTCTTTCTATATTCTAATAAATCAATTTCAATTATTGAGATAAATTGATTACTTTTTAATTTTATATGGTTATATGGAATAGTAGGTTTAGGGAAAGTTTCTAAATCAGATAAATATAATCCCAAAGCATCTTGAGCCATTATATATGCTTCGTCAATAGAATTTCCAAAAGTGGAACAACCTTTTAAGTCAATGAAATCAACCATATAAGACTTATCATTTTCATCATAAGTAAATATAGCCGGATAAAAATAATTATTCATAAAAACCACTTCCTTATATTTATATTCTCTTTAGTATTAATATATTCAAAAAATAGAGTAGAGGGGACATTATTTCAGTCCCGTTCTCTTTAAAATGGTTGCTACTAAACCTTTAGGTATATCCCTATTATGTATAGGAATTATTTCTGTCTGGTTTCCGTTTCCTCATTTTTAGATGAGATCCAGACTGTGAAATCTTAACCCAACCATTTTTTTCTAGTAGCTTTACCAATTCTTTTGGATACATATGTATCACTCCTTTTTCTTAAGTTTTTCAATAATTAAAAGCTACTATTGAATATATTATTGTCTTTCGACACTATTATTATACTACGTATTAATACGTATGTCAATAGAAAATTAAAAAAATTTTAAAATTTTGAATTAAGTAAAAACTTCGACACCGTTCGACACACAAAATTAACATAATATGTTATAATACATATGAGGTGATGAATATGAAAGAAGCATATACACAATCTCTACAAATGATTAAAGTATTAAATATAAAAAGTGAAAAAGAATACAGAAAGTTATTAAAATACTTTTTAATACTATCAGCAGAAAGTATGAAAGTAATGTCAAGAACGAAAAGATTTAGCAAAGTAATAAAGAAAGCAAAAGAAGTCTAAAAGGCTTCTTTTACTTTTGCATAAAAAATATTAAAAATGTAGATGCTAACATTGAGGTGTTTTTATGATCAATTATTATAAAAAAAGCTTAAAAGAATTAAAAGAATATGTAAGAAAAAATAAGAAAATTACAAGGGAAGAATGGGATGAATATGCTCATAATAATTGCTTGTTTAGTGCGTTTACAATAGCATGTCATAAAGATGCATACAGTTTTAAAGAATTAATTAGAAAAATATAGTTTCATAAAAGAAAATAAATTGGGCATATTAAAATTGGTGGTTTTATGAAAATAGAAATTCTGGTTAGAGAAATAAGATTAAAACAGAATATGACATTAGAAACTTTAGCAGAACTATCTGGCATTAGCAAAGGACATTTAAGTAAAATAGAAAGGCAAGAAAGAGCCCCAAAATTGTCAACAATGATAATGATAGCTAAAGCATTAAATGTAGACATAGAAGAATTATACAAAATAGTAAAATAGCACTATTAAAGTGTTATTTTTTTATTTTCATAAACAAAAATGACAGTTTCATAAAATGTTGCCCAAATGCAACCTAATTCATTATATTTATACATCAGAGCTCTAAAAAATAAAGAAGGAGATATGGAGTAATGAATGTAATAGAAAATGAAGTAAAAAAATTAAGTAAAAAATATAATAAGAAAGAGCAAATGATTAAAATTATGCTTGAAAAATGTTGTGATTTAGGTTACAATCTTAAAGAAGGTAAAGAATTAATAGAAATATTTTTTAAGGAAAATTGACTTGTCCAAAACTTGTCCAATATTTTAGAAAAGTATATTATATTATAGAAAATAACAGAAAGACAAAAGCAGGGAAAATGTTAAAAATAAGCATATTGTAGACAAAAATAGAAGAAAATAGAAAATCTTATATTTTGACTCTGACTCCGACATTCCTGTGTTCGAATCACAGTACCCCAGCCAATAACGAATCTGTTCGAACTACAGATACAAAAATCAATCAGTAAAATGGTTGATTTTTTTGTTTGCGAAAAAATCATCCTAAAAAGAAAGGATGGTGTATGTAATGAAGATAATTAAACAAGAAATACAATTTGAGGAAAGTTTAAAACAAAGACTAGAGTTTATATGTGAGTTTTCTAAAGTAAACCCTACTTTTATAAAAGGTAGTATTAGAAAAATTGAAAAGACTAATCTCTCATATGTTGAACCACATAAAGTAATTGTTAAGAACATTACTTTGTTAGTTTTCAATTATTCAAATGATGTTTATATTTCTAATTTATCTAAAAAGATTAAATTATCAGAATTAGAAACATATTTGAAAAATATATAATTTGTTAAAAATTGACATTTCTGGAAATCGTGATATAATATAGGCAATTAATTATCTATATTTACTTTAGCAAGAGCTAGATATAGATTTATGAGTACTTTGAAAAAATTTATATTATATTACAATTATATTGTATTTTATTTGTGATAAACGGATTTAAGAGATGTCAGTAGTACTCGTATGTACTTTGATGTCTCTTTTTTGTTAGATTGGAGGTTTAAAAATTGAACGAAGAGAAGAAAAAATGTGGTTTGTATATGAGAGTATCAACAGAAGACCAAGCACGTGAAGGCTTTAGTCTTCCAGAGCAAAAAGAAAGATTAGAAGCTTTTTGTAAATTCAAAGGTTATGAGATAGTTGATTATTATGAAGATGCAGGAATAAGTGCTAAAACTGGTAATCACAGACCAGAGTTTGAAAGATTAAAAGATGATATAAAAGCTAAAAGAATAAATACTATTGTAGCTTTAAAGCTAGATAGAATAACTAGGAGTATTTATGATTGGGAAAATCTTATGACTTTTTTAGATGAAAACAATGCTTATTTAGATTGTGTTAATGATGAAATAAATACAACTAGTGCAAATGGCAAAATGATTTCAAGATTATTAATGAGTGTAAGTCAAAATGAAATTGAAAGAACAAGTGAAAGAACTAAAGTTGGTATGGCAGGTGCAATAAAAAATGGTCATATTCCCCATAAAGCACCTTTAGGATATAAACACGAAGATAGAAAACTAGTAATTGATTATTCTACTAAAGATATTGTAGTTAGAATATTTGAACTATACTATAATGGATTATCTTATAAAAAAATAAGCAATCTATTTAACGAAGAAAAAGTATTAGGAAGAGATAATTGGAGAGATTCTACTATTGTTACTATTCTTGAAAATGAAATATATAAAGGTGATTTTGTTCATGGAAAAAGAACTAATCATCCTACTTTTTATGAAGATGTTGTTGAACCTATTGTATCTAAAGAAATGTGGGAAGATTGCCAAGTTAAAAAAAAGAAAAATTCAAAAAGCTATCAAAGAACATTAACTTATTTATATTTACAGAAACTAAGATGTCCTAAATGTGGCAGAATTTTAGGTGGAAAAGCTACTACAAAGAAAAATGGTAAATCTTATTTTTATTATTACTGCAGTGATTGTAAAATAGAATTTAAAGAAAAGTTAATAAATGATTACTTTAATCAATTTATAGCTGAATTAATTGAATATGATGAAGTTGTTAATCAATTCTTCTTGCCTATGATAAAGCAAAAATTTGATGAGCCTAGAGAACAATTAGAAAAAGAAATAAATAATCAGAGAAATAAGCTTGAAAGAATTAAAAAAGCATATATTAATGGTGTTTTTGAATTAAAAGAATATAACGAAGAAAAGAAAATTGTTGAAAAAGCAATTAGTGAACTAGAAACTAAACTAGATACTACTGATAGTGTAGAAGAATTACGATTTACTCCAAAAGATATTTTACTAAAAAGAGATATTGATTTTATCAATAAGATAAAAATAGATAAAGAATATCAAGCAAGAAATAGAATTTGGAATGATTATACCAGAGAAGAACAAGCTGAACTTATAATGAAATATGTTGACGATATAGAACTATCTTTAGTTGGTACAGAAATAGTAGTTAAACAAATTAATTTTAGAGAAACTATTTGTAAGCCTTGTAAAGAATTGTTTGACAAAGGTTATATCGATACAATAAAACCAGCTATATTTGGTAATGTACTTGGTAATATAAGATTTAGTAATTACTTATCTGAAGAAGAATTTGGCGAAGTAATAATGAGATTAAGACAGTATTATGATGTTGGTTATACTGAAGCAACATACTATTTAGATAAGCAAATGTTTTATTTTAACTTCGTTGAAGATAATAGTGCTATTGTTAGAGTATTTCCATTAAAAGATTATTATAAATTAGATTCAGATTGCAAAATGAAAACTTATGAATTTGGAATAATTTATATTCGTGAAGAAGATAAATTCCAAATGCAAGAAATTGATACTGCATTTGATTATATTCCAGATGAAACTAACACTAGTGTAATTTACTCAAAAGATACTACTCCTATTTCAGTAGGTGTTAAGCCAGTAAAGTTCTGCGAAGATGATACTGAAGAAAAAAATTAACGTGGCACATTTTGTTTTTATGAAATAAAAATGAAAGTGGCGATAGTTAATTTGAATAAAATTTATCTATGCAGATAAATTTTATTGCCTCGCAGAGCCCACGAGTTATGATGGTACGTCATAACTCGTAGGGGGTTAGGACTTATGGCAAAGCCAAAGTCTTATGCTACGAAGAAAATTCAAAGGAGATGCTTTTATGGAGCAAGAATTGGCATATTCTTTTCACTTGGGTAGTGATAAAAACAAAAGTAAATTAGCAAGGAAAGTTGCAAAAGGAAATTTATCTGGTACTACGTCTCTATCTAATAATGCAATTCAAAATGCAAATGCTTTATCTAAAGTAAATAAGCATAACTTAAGAGACTATGATAATGAAAAAGATTTGATTAGAATAATTCGTGGTACAAATGATATTGTAAATGATGTAAAAGATTTATATTTAGAAGAATTTGAAGATGCTCGTATAGAATACAATAATAGGCAAACTAGAAATGATAGAAAAATAGATAACTATTTTATGAAGATAAATGAATCTCAAAATGACCTCGCTTGTGAGATTATAGTTGAACTTGGAGATATGGATTTTTGGAAAGATAAAGACAAATTATACAGACTAAAAATGATTGATGTATATAATGAACAAGTAAATGAATTAATGAAGATTTTACCAACATTTAAAATAGCAAATGCTACTATTCATTTTGATGAAACATCTCCTCATATGCACATTGTAGGTGTACCTATAATAGAAAATTGTACTAGAGGAATGAAAAAACAGGTTGGTAAATCACAACTATTTACAAAAGAATCGTTAACTAAAATTCAAGATAAAATGAGAAATGCTTGTATTAAGTCTTTTAATAAATTTTATAGTATGGATATTAAATTAAAAGAAAAGCAAAAAGGCAGAAATCAAGATATAAATGTTAAAGATATGAGCAATTATACAAATATGAAAAAGCATCTTGCTGAAAAAGAGAAAAAACTTGATAAAGCTAATAAACAAACTGACAAACTTGATAATACAACAAAAGATATAAATCAAATATTAGACAAGTTAAAACCTGCTAAGTTTAGCAAAAATAATATGGTTATTTCTAACGAAGATATTGAAAAAATCAAAAACTTTACTAAAGATGTAAAAGATACTACTAAAATAGTTAGAAGTGTAAATGACTTAAATATTGCTATTAGAGATTTTGAACATAGTGCTTTTGAAATAGAAAAAGAAAATTGTTCTCTTAAATATCAAATAGAAGAAAAAGATAAAGAGATTTATAATTTAAAAGGTGAATTATCTGCTAAAGATAAAATTATTGGTAAATTACGAGAAGAAAAAGAAAGCATAAAAGCCCAATTACACAGATTCAAAGAATTTTGGCATAGCATTATGGGACATTTTCACAAAAGAATTTGCTATGATAAAGATAATAACTACAAAATTGTTAGTGATGACCTATATAAAAATGGAATATTTACTGATGATGAAAATGAAATTGCAAATAACATAGCTAGAAAAGTTAAACCAAAAGGTGAGATAAATAATGCTAAAAATAATAGAAGAAAATACGATACAAGATTTTAA